TCAACTGCTGCTTCAATCATAATGTTAGTTTCTGCGGGAGTGTAAGCCCAAAAATCTAGAGGGTTAACCCCGCATAACTTATACAATGTCTTTTGAGTGTTGGTTATTAACTCTCCGAAGGTAAAGGGGATTCTTCTTCTCCATTGTCTTTTTCGAGATTCTGAGTTATGATGTTGGCTTCAGATAGTGCCCTGGTCATAACATCTACTAAACTTTTGAAAGTGTTCTCTCCAAGATACTCGTCGAGAATCTTAGGAACGTCTTCTTTTTTCAGGAGTGGCTTATCATGGATCAGTCCCGCCCAGATCACAAGGCGAACTGTTTTTAGAGTTGGTCGAGCTACAATCTTATCAAATTCTACGAATGTAGGATTTCCCAGTGCTTCCATCATTGCTTCTATTCCTGACCATCCGTACCTGAGAGAGTAATCTCCAAAAAAAGGAATTGATATTAGAGGCATTTTTCAACACCTCATGCAGCTCTACATAGGAGCAATTTATAGACACCTGGAGCTTTCCCGGTTTCCTGTACGGTTACAGTACTTTCGACTATCGCACCTGCTGTAAGAGCGATAGATGCGGATTCAGCACCACTCGCAACCGTTACGCCGTCAACCTGGATAACTCCGGCTGTAGCAGTTGGAGTAATCTTAGTTGTTGCTGTCCCGTTGGCAAAATTGATAACATAAGTTCCCTCTGTGCCTGCTGCTGTCGGGAATACAGACGTCGAATTTGCAGCCGAGAAGAAAGGAGTTGTCAAAACGCTAAGAGTCGAGGAAAATGTAGGCTGACCTGTGATTTTTACCTTGGATGTGAACACAAGTAGCTGGCCTTCCACGTAGGTATCAAATGTTTTCACAGTTCCATAGAAAGACGAGTAAGACCCGGATGGAAAATCCGTTCTAAAAAGACACGTTGAGCCTGCTGCTGCGGCTGCTGCAAGATCAATCTGTCCCTGATTGGATGGGACAGCGTGCCCTTTAATTTCAGTCTCTCCACCGTCTTTTCTGCCGGCTTTGTATTCTTTCCAGTCGCCTGAATCCTGGTTTGTAACTTCAATGTCTTCCGTTGTTGTTTGCGGTTTTGGGATACCATCGTCAAGAATTTCCGCGATTGCAACGCCGTTGATTTTTACGGTTACGCCTCTGGCTACGGTTGCTTCACTGTTCACGTATGTCATGTTTTTTGCTCCGTTCTATTTTTACTGTATTAACAATGAGAAATTAATTGAAAAGATAAAATAATTCTGAGTTTTTGAGACAAATCCCGGTGACCCTTGCGCTTGGATCATCAGGAAATGAGTAGAGCCGATGGTTCTATTTGAAACATCTCTCAAAAGTTTGTATATTGCAGTAGCTTTTGATAGTGCTGCCGCGCTGCTTGTGTTTCTCACTATGATGCTCAGATTTGGAGAGTATGGGTTTACCTCGCCTGATACAATTTTGTTATATTCAAATCCGGGAAACGGTGTTAGAGTAATATCATTTGTAGCATTTGAGGCTAAACCGTGAAAATGGATATCAGTATTTACCGTTCCGATTCCGGCGGTCTGGAGATATGTTCCAAGATCTGAGAGATAAGTTTCAATTGTCACATGCTCACCCGCGAGGCTATTCTCTGTAAGAAAGTTGATGAAGCCTTGTTAAATGGAATTGAAAGATATTTCCATGATCCATGAGTATGATGATACGGGATCTCATGAACATAGATAGCATAAGGTGTTGAGTATGACAGCCTCGCATGAAATTCTGTGAGAGTATTCTTAACGACTTCTACTTTGCCAGATTCTTTTAGTTCTCCTGTATCTACAGGACAGTGCTTTTCTTTTGATTCCTGCATTACTTCGTCTGCTGTTTCCTTCGCTGCTGCTCTTGCGTCTTTATCAATTCGGTTTGCAGTCATGACAAGATTAGCAATACAGGTTGCAGCCGTCATAAATCAGCCCTCGCTTCCGGTTTTCCAAGAATAACCCTGACATACTCTTCTTTTTTTCTCGACGGTCTCTCAATTCTCTGTATCGAGGATATAGCCGGCTTCGTCCCGTCGGCTAGTGTTATTCGGTCCTCAGAGGAAATAGAAGTCCCTGGAGGAAAAGCGATCCATGCTGAAACTATTGTATTATCACCTTCGGCAGTGACTTCCACCAGTTCTGTATATTTGCACTTCTGGGAGCGAGACGTCCCGTAAGAAACTTCGTGAGCTGCATTTTTTGAGGAAAATGGTTCCACCGTCACTGTATCAGGAAATTTCATTATACACCCTCGTACTCGTCGGAATACCCATGCATAATCTCAGGAACATATGAATCAGTTCTCCGTACTCCGTCTATATCAGCTACCGCAGATAAATCAGATATTTCTGCATGCTCAGAGTCATACTCTGAAAGAGCTGCGTAAACTCTATCAAGCCATGCCGAGGAAGTCCGAACCTGGGACTTCCAAGAAGAATTTTTCACAGACTCAGAGATGATTGTACCTTTGCCGTGTCTGTTTTCGAGAATATCACAAACAATAAATGCAGTGAGTTCTTCATATTCTCCGGTTGTAAAACTCCTAGAACCTATGATTCTATCTAAACGTGCCTCCGCGTTTGTTTTTAGAGTGGCTAATTGAGCATCCGTGATATCATCGGTTGCCAATGCTCCCACTCGATATTCAGAGTATAGCTCGATAATATCCGCGAGTGTCATGTTCACACCATGTTTACAGTAATCTGAATAATGTCAGTATTAGCCGCGTCTCTCGCTGGTGCTGTATAGGTTAGTACCCCGGCATCAATCGAAATCGGGATATCGTTGTATTTGGAATCTTCACAGTCATAAATTATATAATTTGTAGTGAGATCTTTGATTCTGAGAATCTGTTCGACTGTTACTGTATTATAAGGACTTGATAGAGTGATTGTCTTCTCGGACGCATCGAAAGCGTAATAGTCGGGATGCACTACTTTTACTGCACTTGTTCCAGTTATTGAAATTTCTGAGATATCAGTTTCCAGAGAATCCAGTGTTGCTGTTCCTCCTCCTGTGATGGTAGCAAGTTCAGAGGTTTTCATGATCGGCGTTGCTGTATCGAAATCTGTTAATGCTCCGGCGGCTTGTGTTTTGATAGCTGCGAGTGTCAATAGATCCGTTTTTGCTTTTATCAGGTCTACATTGCCACCAACTGCGGATAATCCTGATGCGGTTGCTAGTTCTGCTTCTGAGATTGCGTCGGTTGCCTGTGTTTTTATTGCCGAGAGCGAAAGGAGATCCGTCTTAGCTTTGATGTCGGTAAAAATTGATACAGAAGGAACAACTGTAAGTAATATACTAAGTGTCGCAAAAGCTGAATTAGTAGACACTATCAGTATAATGACATTCCCATAGGCAGTAACAAGCCCGTGAGGTATTGTACCCTCCCAACATTGCCCTACTTCATCCCATGTGATTGTGGGACTCGTAACCGTAGACCATGCACCGCCGAGATATCTATATTTAATCTGGCAGTTGGTCAGAGCTTCACCGTCTGTCGTGCCTCTGTAGATAGGATCATCAGCCGGTGCAGCGGTTGAAAGCTCGAAAACAAACTTCTGGTCAGTTCCATTCAAAAATATTGAAGGTGAAGCCATTATGCCTCACCTACCAATGGATACGCTAAACCCCACCACGGAGTATGCACTCTTAACCACCACATAACATAGCTTAGACTGAATGAAGTCGTTGTCCCTGCCTGGATGTATGAAGATTTTATGTACGTGTTACTTCCAGCCGCATTACTCGCCGTGAGCGTCACCGTGTAGCTTCCATCTGTGCTATAAGTATGCGTCGGATTCTGATCTGTGGAAGTAGTTCCGTCTCCAAAGTTCCAGAGCCATGAAGTTGGTGTATTAGTGCTACTGTCAGTAAACAATACATCCAGAGGGAGAGCGCCGGAGGTAACATTAGCTGAGAAATTAGCAACTGGAGCATACACTACATCTGTGATAGTGATATAATCTGTTTTTACCTCGGAATCACTACCGGCAGCGTTTGAAACTGTGAGATTGACTGTAAATGTTCCATTCGTTGAATACGTGTG